GAATGATATTTTTTATCTATAAGATAAATCATTTTATGTTTAGATAAAAAATCTTCTACTAATTTAAAATCAAGAGAAAAAGCTTCTGAATGTTTTAATGGAAATATATATCCTTTACTGCCATCATTATAATATAATAGACTTGGATACGATAATTTCGGGTGGAATTTATCATTGCCCGTAATTATGTGAACGAAACATTCGTCCACTGGGCTCATTTTTTGAAATTGTTCTATAGTTTCTACTATGAAATACATGCCATATAACCTTTATTGAATTCAAATATAAGCTATCATAATGATAGTTAGAAATATATCTATTCAGTAGGTTTAGCGAATTTAGAGTAATTTCCACCTATAAATTCTGTTATACCGAAAAAATTTGGATTAGCTTGTTCTACCAATCTTTTATTCGTATCTATTATACCTGCTCTAACATCATATTGACTTAGTCTCTTTGAATTTAATGGTCCTGTTAATTTCCATCTTATATTTAAAGTTTGTAATAAAGATACATTATATCCAACTGCGCCATTAACTATTTCTGTGTATTGCAAATTAGATATTTCTGTTATATATCCGCTATTATTTTGTTGCTTAACAAAAAATCTATCTATATAACCCAAATCATAATCGCTTTGAATTGGTCTTGGAAAAAATGAAATAATGTTTTTTTGTACATTATTTGCGTTATCAGTAATCGCCGATAATCCAGTAACAAATTTTGTACTTCCTTGTGAATTTTGTAAAATCTGTAATCCTTGATTTGAATTATTATAAGAAGATATTTTACTTAACTCTTCATTAGGTCCTAAATTAGGATTAGGTCCTGTAAAAAATTTACCATCGTAAGTAGAATAATAAAGCCCAACATAAGGCTTTCCATTAATGGAAAATTCTTTACCTCGTGTAATTTGATTCGTTTTAACTCTAAATGTAGGATAATATCTTATGGGCATAATTTATACTTTTTCTACGATTATACTATCTCCATTATATTTAAATCCAGTAAGTATATTACCATTTGCTTTTATCTTAGGTTGATAAAAATCTACTCTAACTCCAGCATCATATTCAGGAATTGTATCATCGTAACTAAATATACCAGTAGTATTATCTTTAAATGTAACTTTAACTTTACCTCCTAAAAGTATATTTAAATATTTCGCTGTTGATTCTTTTAAAGCTACCGAGGATCCTTCTATAAGTTTATTATTTCTATTTCCTATCGCTTTTAAAGAATTTGGATCACCAGTAGTATCTCCAGGATATCCATATACAGTAGCTAATGCTCTAATACCATTATTACCAGCTGATACATATGTATCTGGTATTATATTATTCGTGGTTGTAGAAGGAAGTTTTTTTGTAGTATATTGTATTTGAGATACTTCTCCAGAAAATTCATTTGGATCTTTTAAAAATATCATTTGTCCTTTTATAGAAGTTTCCCAAGTGTTATTCGCAATAGTATGACTTACGCCTACAGATGCAAATCCCACTTTTTTACCCTCTCTCATTTCAGGAGTTTTTCTAGTAGAATAAGTATATGGTAACATTTTTTCAGGAATGGTAAATGCTGATCCCATATGAAATCCTGAAATTCCATCAGTTGTGAATGTTACAGATACTGGAATCATTACTGATGCTCTAGTAGCTGGATTATTGTTTTGTACTTTATTTATACTATCAATATAAAAATTTGTAGCTTGCGTTATGTTATCTTTTGATGGATTTCTACTTCCATAAATACTTTTTATAGTATTATTAAACATAGTCGCAGCTGAAATTAGAGAATCTAATTTATTATCAATTTTATTTTTTTTATCATCTAGTGTTTTATCTGTAGCAGTAGTTTTTGTAGGTATATATCTATCTTTATATGCAGTATTATAAAATCCAAAACTTCCTGCATTTTTACCCATAGAAGCTTGATCTTCACTTTTAGAATTAGCTGATATAGCGATCATACTCCCTAATTTACTACTAACTTCTGTTTGAATACTAATAGATCTTGCTATAGATGTAAGTCCATATAAAGGTAATTCATCTGAATCAGGGCCGTTATTATTTTTATTACTTATATCTACTGACGTTTGACCTTTTGGTAGAGGTTGAACCTGATCATCAACTATACACAACGTATTAGAAGAATCATAATAAGCAACCCTAAACACGTTTATTGCTCCCAAATAATTATTCATATCTTTACATAATCTCTCTAGAAATGGTTTTAAATAAACGCTATTAGTTCCATCATTTTTAGTATACTCTTTTATTATATTTAAAATATATTCTATACTAACTAAAACTCTCATGTGTTTTCCACTATAATTGTTATCTTCTCTAAAATTAGGCATTTGACTTGAATAGTAATCATCTTTAGACACATCAAATAAATCTGTAGGAGTAGAATTAGCTTCACTTGATTTTGCTATTTGATTATTATTTTTATCTATGATAGAAGATGGAAAAAGTTCTGCATATTTTTGAACATGACATTGATTTTTTATCATGAAATCAAATGGATTGGTACTAAATTGAGCTTGTTGACTCAAACATCTATTAGTTTCAGGATTATAATCTATATAAACTATTGGTTTTGGATGCTTAGATATTCCATCTTCACCAGCTTCATAAATAGTACAAAGATCATTTATTATCATAAGTAAAAATCCTAGTTGTATATATGTAGGATACACGATTCTTATATCTCCAGCGGTAGAATCATTTAGATTATATGGAATAACATAAGAAACTAATAATTTTTCGTAATCTACTTTAGGCACTCCTTCAGTACCTCCTGCTATGCCCTGTTCATTTCCTCCTAATATAGCACTAGCAAATCCATATTTTGCAAGAACTTGCATTTTTTCATTATCAGGACTTTTTTTATAATTTTGTATGTATGTTTCTCCACTTCCCCAAGCATTATCTATTGTAATACCATTAGAAGAAATTAAATCATAAAAAAATTCTCTATAAATTCCATTAGAAAATATATTTTTTAAAAACAGTAGATTATCAGCGCTAGTTAATTTAAATGCTGACATTTGTGGATTATCAATGGATTGATTAGATTGCGCTAAATTTTTACTAAGAGAATACATTTCAATTGCTCTTAGAACTAATTCTATATTAGATTGATTTTTTAAAGCTGATTCAACTTGCTGCGTTTTAGTTGCTTCATCTGGTATTTGTATTTTTATTTCCGTATGAGTAATCTGATTTTGATTTTCTTGTTGTATTTTAACTTTTTCAAAATCTATACTTTGTTGAGGCTTTTCGCTATTAAAAATTATATCAGCTATTAATCCAACATCATTAATAATAATAAATACTGTTATAAATGTTGATTGTTTATTTACTTTTAATTCATTAGCGTATCCCGATTGATTTGTGGCTGATATTGTTGTTAAAGCAAATACTGGAACATCTATTTTTATATCTGTTTTTAAACTAAAATTTGGTAATTGCGAATCATTATAAGAAATACTAACATTGTTTATTTTCCATTCAGTATTAGGATTATTAATTACTTCAAAAATCACTTCTTTAATAGAACTTCCATTGTTGTAATCAGAATCAAATTTTTTATTTATAAATTCTACAGTTCCAGGATCATCATATAATTTTTTTGCTATTATATCTCCGTCTTTAAATTTTACAAAAGATTTAGGATCGCCGCGTTTTAGAGGATCTGTTTCAGTATCTTTAATCTTAGTATAATTTTTTCTATCATCTACATATTTTTGAAATAGTGGTTGATTATTAGAAGATTGAATTTCTATAGGTCCTGCAATTACAAAAGTTATTGCGAATGTTGGATTTTTTGAAAAATTTACGAACTCTAATTGTTTTTTTGTAATATTATTACTAATATATTCAATTTTAGAAAATGCTCTACTATCACTAGTTTTATTTACTTCTATACTTCCAGAAGAATAAACTCCAAAATTTTTATTTTTTACTGGATTAGGGGATTTATCATATGTAAAAAATGCATCAGCGATAGTTGCGCCTGGTACTATTACATCAAAGATTGAATTTGCTTTTGCTATGTCTAATTTTACAGAAGTACCCTTTAAATAAGTTTCGTTAGTTGCAATTATAGCTTTTAATTTTTCTACAGTATATACATCTCCATAATTTGAAAAAGGCGCTATATTATAATTAAATTTATTGTTTGCAAATCCATAAGAATCTATATAATATGTATATGCACTCGCATTTTGACTAATTAAAGATATATAATCAGGAGATTTACTTTTTAAATCTTCTACTTTTTGATTATTCTGTATTTCAATTATTTTATTTTGTAAATCTTGTTTTTCTTTAGCTTCTTTATAAGCTTTTTCTGCATCTAGTTTATCTATTAAATTTACATAATTTTTAATTTGATCTTTAGCGACTTCTTCTAAAGATGATGCATGATTAATTTTTATAGTATCTGCTAAACTTCCCAATCCTATAACTTTAATCGAGCAATCATATCCGCCTTCTTGATTAAAAGTAAAATTAAAATTAGTTACCATTCCTAACATACCATCATAATTCCCTTCAGATTTCCTCATATTAATTCCTATCTGAGCATTTATAGATTCTTTAGTAGCACCAAAGGCAAATGGATCAATAGAAAAAAATTCTGATGAATTATATTCTACGTTTCCGTTTTTTTCATCTTTCACTGGATAAATAGTGTTTGCCCATTCTATTAATATAGTATATCCTAATTTAAAATAAAGCGTGTCTATAATATCTAATTGAACTTTATCCCACACTTTAAAATTTATAGTTGCCATTCTAACTGATCCTAATCTACCTTGAGTTTCTATCTGAGCACCAGTTATTCCAGGCATTGGACGATATCCATATTGACTAACTTCATTTTCTCCCAACATAGCATATGAACCATCATTATCTATTCCTGATCTTAATTGATAATTTGCAGTTTGATTATTTGCTCCTAGATATTTAGATGTTCCGCCAAATAAAATATATTGTTTTGCTAAATCTTGTGGTTCTTTTATATTAGTAAGTCCCAAAGTATCTCTAAAATATTGAATATCTCCAAGTAAAGAAAGATCTTTATTCTGAGATGAATCTATTATACTTCCATTTATATTAACTGAAGATACAACTCTTATCCATGCTGTTTTATTAGCTAGATATATTAAATTAGCATCAGATCTATTTTTCAATGAATTTTCTGTGTATCTAGTCCACAATTGTTTTTTTAACCATTGAGGTAGAGCAGCACCTATTATATTAGATATTTTATTATCCATTCTATCTTACAGAATTTATTTGATTATAACTAGTCACTATTGATAATATATCAGTAGGTATTCTTAATTGAGTTCCTATTGGAGGATATAAAGAATCCCCAGTTAAAGAATTCGCAGACGCTAATATCCACCAAAAATCAGAGTCATGATAATATGTTTGAGCAAGTATATCTAATCTATCACCCATTACTGTTATAACATAATTATCGTTATCTGAAACTGGGATATCGGGATATATAGTATTAACAAAATATAAACTTCCAGTAGATTGAGATTTTGTAGCGTATGTATTTTGATATCTATTAAACATAATTACTTATTAGGAATTATTGCATTAGTAAAAGGAAGCGTTACATTTACAGGTTTAATTGGAGGAATTAAAGTAGTATTAACAATATTACCCAAATTACGACTTCTTATTAAAATATTTTTAGAATCGGGATTAAAATTAGTATCAGTTCTAGCAGCAGGAGGAACTCCGCTTATCGGAGTACGAGTGCTGATTACATTTTCTTGACTTCTAGGAATAACTTTAGATTTTGAAGAAAGATCTCCTACTAATACTGCTTGATTGATATTTCCGTATTCATCTAACGTAGTAGATCTTCTAGGAAGTTCATCAAATATTGGTTTAAAATCTATATCTACATCTATAATTTTAGGTAATTGAGCGCTATCTGCATCCTCGTTTAAATCCCATGGAGCATTAACATCAATATTTAAATTTATTGATGATAAAAATCCTGGCATTCTATATACATAATCACCGATGGTTAATTTAATTAAAGGAGCTCTCATGACTCCGGTAGTTGTAGAGTAATCCGGATAAACTTGAGAAACTAAATAATTTAATTTGCTATATAAAGGAAATAATTCGTCTTTTGAAAACGCGACTATTTTAAATCCAAAAGAAATTGATCTTTCAAATCCTTGATATGTGTAAAATGTTTCTCCTCTACCCATATATTTAAAGGGATTTAATTGAGCTGTATTGCTATCGCTAATACCTTTATTTAAAAAAGCTCTAAATATTAAAGGCGTTGAAAATCCAAATTGATCATTACTCATACATTCGAAACCAAATTTAATCATATCATCAGTTTCATTATTATTCTGAGTAAAAGGATCATTATATGTTAATTCGTACGCTAAATGAGCATTTAATTTATCTGTTCCTTTATCATAAAATCTATAATCAACTCCTTTAGTAGAATCCCAAGCTAAATAATCAACTCCAGGAATTTCTTGTCTAAAATCTTGTATAAGAGAAGATCTATTATTTCTAGAATATCCTGTTCTTTCTCCAGGATTTTTTGTAGATTCTTTATTATTCGCTATTTTATCATAGGCCATAGTAAATACTCCAGGAAATAAATCAACTCTTCTTTGAGTTAAATCATATCCATCAGAGCTATTTGTTGATCTTCTAATAATAGTAGATCCATCTCCATATGTAGATCCGGGGCCACCCAAATAATCAAATAATATACTAGCTCTAGTTGATATTCCAAAATTAGTTACTGTAGCCAACATATTAGTATTTGTTAATCTAACAGCTTGATTTGCTTTTAAATTTGATCTAACTTTTAAATTCTGTAAAATAAGAAGTCTATTAACTTTTGTTATGTCATCAGTAGTGTATATCTGACTTCCAACTATATCTGTATAATATTTAGCAGATAAATTTATTGGAGTTGCTCCTGCTCTTGGAATGTGAACTCCAGTTCCTGAAGATAAAACTTGAGCTAGCGTATTTCTTCCATCATTATAAACTTGATTATTTCCTCCAGCACCATAAGTAGATCCCAATCCTGCAGGAAATCCAAATGTTGCGCCAAAACTACCTAATAAAGTTTGTATATTAGAAAGAGTTACGTTGGCGGTACCAGTTTCCATTTTTGGATTAGATTTTTGTAATCCAATTTGTTTTTGTATAAAAGCAGTGCCTCTAGGAGAATCTTTAAAAAATTTACTGATTCTATCTTTGTCTATTTGTCCACTTAATGTATAAGATTGACCATTATATAATCCTCCTCCTCTAAGTGGGTAATCTATATTAGTATCATTATTCTGCCAAAAATCTGTTATTAGTGGTGTAGCAAGTAAATCTGGAATGGAGAATCTTTCATACGGTTGTGCAGAATTTCCGCCACCTCGTCTATCTTTTCCAAATTTTAAACTTTTTAGAGATGTTTTTAAATCTACTAATGGCATTTTTTAATTTTTTATTTTGTTAATCCGTAAACTCCAGATTGCCAATCATATAATACTGCACCTCCGTCTTCATTAATTATTCTATACAACATTTCTCCTGGTTTATTTCCAGGTTTTTGTATTATTTGAAAATTTATACTTTTGTCAACAGAATTACCTTCATTTGCAATATTTTTTGGTATGTATGAAATTCCAGAAAGGGCCATGGCTTTTGCGGTTCTATCTGTTATAGATGAACCACCTTCCATTGAAGTATTTCCTCCAACTCCTCTAACTGATTCTGCTGCTATATTTGTGCCTTGATCTATTTTATCTGCTATATTTTGCCATTTTTGAGTATCAGTAAATGGCATATGACTTATTAAAGAAGCAACATTAGAAGCTACTCCACCAAAGAACTCTATTGCACTAGCAATAACTCCTTTGATTGTATTTAAAACTCCTTGCATATTTTGAGGATTCGATAAATAATTTATAAAGTTTTCTATTTTATCAATTAAACCAGATCTTTCAACAAAATCAACGATGGAAGTTTTTAATTTATCCATGTACGCAGCAATCTTTTCTTGTGTAGAAGCGTTTTGCATATTTTGGAAAGCTTCATCTCCTAAAGCGGCATTAAATTCTTTTTGAGTTGCGTATTTCTTTTTTGCAAGTTCGAACTGTTTCGCAGAACTATCAGTTTCTTTTGCACCAATATTGGCTAATATTTCTTGTTTTTTAAGCATGTCGCCTAATTGATCCCTTGACATACCCATGGCTTTTGCCAATGATTCTGCTTGGATTCTATTCATCTTCATGAAATCGGCAGAAGAACCAACTTGAGAACTTATTTCTCCTGCAGCTGTGGCCAAATCATTATTTAAAAATGCTTCCCTAGCTTTGGTTAAATTAATGTCCTTTCCTGTCAATAATTGTGCTTCAAACTCGTTTGAAATACTTGATTCAAAATCTAAGAACGAATCGGCTATTGAATCCAATTGTTTTAATTCTAAACCAAACGATTTTGCAGTTACTAAAGCTTTTGATAATTGACCTGGGTATTTAGCGAAAGAAAGTCCTAAATAACCGCCCAACGAAGAGGCTTCTTTTAAAATTTGTTTTTGATTTAAACTTATCCCTGTTGCTTTTTGTAATCCAACTACTTGTGCTAAAACTGCTTGAGTTGTTTCTTTTGCAGTTTTACCCGTAATAGTAGAGCTCTCCGCTATGCTTAATTGAGTTTGTTCGTCTATTCCTGCTATGTCCTTTAATTTGGTTAAAGTTGATAGTTGTTCGTCTGTTAATTGATTGTTAATTCCCAATTGAGCGCCCAAAGAAACTTGAGTGTCCATTAATTTTTTAGAAGTAACGTATATATCGTTATTTCTAAACGATACGTCTTGGAAGTGATTGGCCATTTTTTCTGCCTCACCCCTACTTAGACCTAAATTTCTTCCTGCCTTAATTATTTGATCATTTGCACCCAATAATAAATCAGCAACTCCAGAAAGTCCATCTACAATCCCTCCTACTAATCCACCTACTAAAGGAAGAGATTTTAACATTCCAGAAAATCCACTTGTCAAATTAGATACTACACCTGTAGAATTTTCGTTTAATCCACCCATAGCTTTTCCTGCATTTCCTATAGTTGAACCTACAAGATTCCCAGCTTTTCCAATTCCTTTAAAAGCAAGACCCAATCCTGCAGCAACTATAGCTGCTCTTCCTAAAGGATCTTCCCAAGTTTTTTTAATAGCATCTTTTCCTACATCTTTAAGAACTTTAAATTTATCAGCTAATGATATTTTTTTACCTTCTTTATTTAGATCTCTGGCTTTTTTGACCATAGCTTCTGCAGCCTGTTCTCCAATACCAAAATTCTTAGCTAATTTCATAACAGCTCCACCAGAAAGACCAATTTGATTCGCTATGTCTTTTTCTATGACTTTTTGAGTCAATAATCTTTTTTGAGTCTCATCATATGTCTCTTGAGTTTTTTTAGCTTGCGCATATTCTAATTGGTCGATGGACATCATGTCCTCTTTTTTTGCAATAACTTTATCATATCTATTTATAGCTTTATTTAAAGATTCCATTAAAGAAAAATCATCTTTAATTCTAGCTTGATTAAAAGCTGCTTCAGCAATTGCTCTATCAGATATGTTTTTTAAATAAGATTCAGCTTGTTTTTTTTCTGAGGTTTTTAAATTATCGCTTAATGATAATAATTTTTTATCATTTTCCCATCTTTTCTCAGTAGTAGATTTGATCTCTTTTTCTAAATCTTTTATATTGATAGCTGACTCATTAATAGCAGATAATTTTGCTCCTATTTTAGAATAGTTTTTTAGTACTTTATCTAACTCTTTTACAGATTCTTTTAAACTATCTTTATAATATCCCCCATCTTTAGCTATGTCTTTAAGAAGAGTCTTAAGAACTTTAGCTTCTGAAATATTAAATTCAGGTTGTCCTGATTGTTCATTTGGAGTAGTGTCTGCCATCTAAAGTTATTTTCTTAGATATAAATATCAACCATTATTTTTTGATCTTAGATACGTACGTGGGCTCTTTCTGTGAAGCTTTATTCACGTGTTCAGGTATTTTAACTTCCGTTAGATCAGATTTATTCGTCAACTTTTTATCGCGTTCTCTCATTTCCTCAACTTTGTCAAGGTATTCGTTAATCTTTTTTAGATTGTAACGACGGTGTGAAACCGGCATATTCCACACCTCTGAGTAACTGAAACCTCCTCCCCCATGATAAGTAAGTTCGAAGACTTCATTCATAAAGACTCGTCTATATTCTGGGCCTGGGAATAACGGACAATGTTTAATTTTTTCCATATTCCTTAGATTAATTAAGAACCAAATCCGGGAAAAAAGAACTCTGCTGTCATAGGTACATCGACTTCTAATTGAGTACCATCCTTTAATGTAACCGTAGTTGTCATATCTACGTCTGGAGTAACTGATGCTATGTATCTTCTTAAGGGATTAGCGTCTCTTGCTAATAAAGCACCTGAATCGATAAAATCAACAATTGTTTTGTGAGCTCTATCCCCATTTATTGAAGTGATTTGATATTTTAATCTTTCACTTGCTCCTGGTTCATAGCCCAATACTTTTTTAATGGATTTGAAATCTTCATCAATTCTTTTATCATCAGCTATAGTTAACATTTTAAAAGTTACCGTATTTTTAGTGTAAGGTAATTCGTAAGTAACTTCGCCATTATTAAATACAGAAAAATCAATTTCCTTATATTTTAATGTTTGTAAATCAGCGTTTACTTTTTCTAGTTCTCCTGTGTTTGGATTTGTTACCTCTAAAAGGTAATCTTTACCGTATCCAATGATCCTTGTTGCTATTAGGATAGCGTTTCTGTCTCCCATAATGAGGTCCTCGTAAGTGATTGGAGATTTAATAACAGACTTAAGCATCTTCTCAATAGCTAAGCCCTGACGTAACAGGTTCGCATTGGTCAATATATCTTCTTCCTTAGCTGTCATGTATTTAATTTCTACACTTCCTGATGCTAATGGATTGGTTGGAGGATATAATAATCCTTTTGTTGGCAAGTCTACCATTTCAGTAGGCACCATAAATTTTGATTCGGACATAAATTGTTTTGTTTATTATAAATATACAAATACAATTTTTTTATTTATAGTATATTTTATGGGTCTGAAGGAAATTATAGTATTTGCTGCGTTTAGATCTAGGTTTATAATTAGCATAGTTAGATCCATTTAAAGCTTCGTGTATAACTGAATAATGGATATTGCCTAATTTTTTAGACATTTGAAGAGCAGATCCCGCTTCTATTTTGTCTCCTGTTTCTATATTCTCACATATAACTATTCCTTTACTTGCTCTTGATTCTTCCCCTATTTTACCGGTTTGCCTAATAGTGGCTTTAGTTGATTGTATTTTTTTTGTTTCATCTGATCTTTTTGTCCCTACACTTCTATTACTATTAATCCAACCTAAACTTAAATAGTCTTTTAATTCTAGAGGATCTACTAACTTAAATTCTCCATTAATTGGATTAATAATTTGTTTTCTACCTTTGTGAGAAATACCAATATTTTTTCTGTGCGACTCTGATTTAGTCCTTTTCCACAAGGGCATAAGAATTTCTCTAGCTTCTTTGTACTCTTGTTCTGTTAAAGTCTTTGAACCATCATATGACATTCTATGGAAAGCCCAATATACTTTATAAGCGTATAATGAGTGATCTTTAAAGCACTCCACTAGTATTTTGTGAACTCTGTAATGTTCATCCGCTGTGAGCAATACTGTTGAACTTTTTTTACCAAAAGATTTGGGTATTATGTGGTGAGCTTCGTAATAAGTTTCACCGTCTTTTGATCTATCTTCTTTGATAGCTTGTCTAATAATTTTGAAATAACTTGTAAGCATAAAAAAACCTCCTTTATAATAAATATAGGAGGTTTTATGAAATTAAAAATTAAGTTCAGTGAATATTCTAGTAATTCAACTCAATAATTTAGCTCGCAAAAATCCATTCCGAGTGATAAAGTTATCATAGTAGGATCTGCAGTAGCCCAATCAAATGTACCAAAGCCGGTTTCTTTGATAAAAGCTCCTTTAATAATCCACTCAGAAACGATATCTCCAACTGGACCTAAAATTGATAAGCTACAATCTTTTTTATAGAAGTCAGAATAACCATCACGTCCTGTTACAGATTCGTGGTGTAATCTAACCCATTCCATTACAGCCTGTTGGCCTGATGGAGAAATTGGACTATATAACTCCAAAGCAATGTCTTTCCATTCTGCTTTGCCTTTTAACTTACGGTAGACGTTAATGTGTTCAATTTTGATTTCACCCAATGTTACACCGGGAGCATCAGCTTTTTTGATCAAATATGAAGGTACACCGTCTAAATAGAATACGAAGCGATTTTGAACAATTGGTTCAAAGCTCGTAAACATGATTTCTGATGGATCTAAAATTGGCATTTGTCGTTATTTTGTATAAATATCTTGTTATTAGTATTTCTTCTTCTCTTCAACCTTTTTTTTCTTACTTTCGTTTTGAATTTATTTTTCAACTATATAATACTTTTCTAAATCTTTCCTTTTAACTTTTTCTTTTTCGCCATCCATATCGTATTGAAGTAGATAAGTAGTCTCAGGATTAAATGGATCTCCCATTATTTTAAGAACATTTAAAAATAAATTTCCGTCTTTTCTAATTACAGAATTACCTACAGGAACTTTTGTGCCTTTTTTCACCTCTATATACTCTCCACTTTCTAAAGCATCATGAGCTGCTAATTCTTTTAAATTATATTTCTTCTTCTCTTCAACCTTTTTTTTCTTACCTTCGTTTTGATATCCTTTAGATTGATCAACTTGTCCAGTTACACCTTTACCCACTGCATTATAAGCTTGCATAAAACCTTTCATGCCTTTAAGATTATTATCTTTCATGTATTTGAACATGTTTTTAACAATCATAGTAGAAAGTCCTAAAAAAGTGGCCAATGCACCCGCAGCAATTCCCCAATCTCCAGCAGCTAAACTTTCTTTAATTTTTTTCTTTTCAGCTAATCTATTTGTATCTTTTTCAGGTTTTCTATTTGGATATAAAGTTGCTGATCTAGAACCTCCTGTATTAGAACTATTTGGTTGAGGAAATGAGCTACCAAATTCATCAGATTCTTTAATTTTCTTTTTCTTTGATTCAGCTAAAGGACTATTAGAGGTCATTTTCATTTCGCTCTTTTTAACTGGTGCTTTTTCTGTATAAGTATCTCCATGAACTTTGCTATTTTTCTTTTTAGCAACTAGTTCAGTTTTTTTATGACCAGCTTTAGGATTTACTTTTTTAGCGGGTTTGTCATAATCATCTTCTTTGGAATATTTTTTTCCTTTATGACCTCTGATTGGTTCTTTTGCTTCCATCAAAGCTTTTTTAAGAGCTGATTCGTATAAAGCTTTTGGTACTTTGATTCTAACTAATGTACTATTTTTCATTTATTATTTTTATTATTGTGCGAAAGTTGCACCGGTTGGCAATATATTAAAGTCTAATTGAATAAATTCAGCTACTCTTGTAGGTTGTAAATAAATACTACCAACTAAAATGTTTCTATCTATTTGATCAGGTGTATTATTAGTACTATCCATAATTACTTGGAATGCATAAAGACCTTGTCTTTGTTGTACAGATTCTAAATAAGGATTAACTTGATTTAAGAATTTATTCCAAGTAACTTGAGTATTTGGTTCGAACACTAAATTCTGGCCAATTTGTCTAATATATCTCTTAAGAGAAATCAATAGTCTTCTAACATTTACTCTATCTAAAGCAGAGGCTTTAGCTGCTAATGTTTTTTGACCATAGATAACTGTACCTACTCCAGTAAAAGTAGCAATTGGATTAACTTTCGCAGCGTATAAGTTATTTCTATCTGTGATAGATAATCTTCTTTCAGGTTGTAATGCAGTAGATAATCCACCTCTATTTAAACCTGCTGGTGCCCACCATTCTGCAGCAATCTTATCATTGTATTCATATACTGCTGGAACTAATACTGATGGTGGAACAAAATTCATTCTTCCAGTTTCAGAAGATTTAATTTGAATCCATGGCCAATAAGTAGCTCCGTATGAATTATCAAAACTAGTAGCTGCGCTTGTTACAGTTCCTATATTCTGATTATATCCAACTAAATCTACTACAGAAATACTATCACCTCTTGTACTTGATAAGTTAAGTAAGTTAGTAATTTCAATAGGTGCATTTTGATTAGTTAAACCTGGTGCATATATAATATTAAAGTCATATTGATCTTGGTTACCTAATAAACTAATTGCTGTATCATAATCAGGTCCATAAATTCCTTGGATATTTGTTACTGGATTAGAGTAAACAGCTGTTATAGTTGGATTATTTTCAAACATGTTTAACGGTGCTAATCCATAAGATCCCCAAAAAGGTCCAGTTGCACTACCAAATCCACCATTTAAAGAACCAGATCCTGAGTTAGGCAATGACGCTGTATATTGTGTTTGAGGTTGACCTAACTGGTTAAGGTAGTTAGGAGTAGTATTAACTGATGATACATATACGTATTTGGACTTATTAGCATAGCTACCAGTAGTTTGTAAATAATAAGCTCCAGTGCTTGCATCCTGAGTTAATGTTTGATATTGATCTCCAATTACATATGATATATAATTAGTTTGGTTTGGATCTAAAGATAAGTTTGACCAGCTTTCTAATATATTTTTATTAGTTTCATAATCATCTCCTCTTCTAATATTTAAAGTAAAATTACCTGATCCAGTATTATATCCAACAATTTCCCATCTAACATTAGCAGTTGAACCAGAAGGTAATGCACCATTAATAGTTGAACCAGTAGCATTATTCATTATTGTTCCAACTGAAAGTGTATTCAATTGAATAGCTGTTGTTCCATTTAATGCTGCAATGCTTGCTGTAGCTACCGTATAAGAACCTGAAGCTACTCTTGTTACTAATAAAGAAGTACCGCCTTGGTTAAAGTAGTTTAATGCTGCAACGCTAGTTAAATATTCTAAAGTAATACCTCCAGAAACGAAGGTAGAACCATACAATTGCTTGTATTGAGAATAAGTAGTTACTACAGTTGGAATATTCACCGGTCCCAATACGGTTGGTCCAATTAAAGCAGCGCCGGCCGCTATTGGACCTGCTGTTATTTGGGTTTGGTTGTTTTCATTTAAGAAAACTCCTGGGCTAATGAGTGTTTCGGCCATTTATGATATTTTTTTAGCTACTAATAAATATAGACCTATTGATCAAAACACCTTATTAAAATTCTCCATTATTAATATTTATGGAAACGTTTCCATATTTGGATTGTAATTCCTGAAATAGATTCGATTCTCTAGAACGAATTTCTTTAATTTTATTTGTTAAATCCTCAATTTGAAATTCTAAAATTATTTTTTGATAGTTTAATTCTCCTAATGCAGATGCTATTTCTATAGCGTCTTGTTTTAAAAGATTTAATTTTGCGAATTCTTCGTCTGTGATTTTTTTTACTTCTGACATAGACTATTTTTTAGTTTGTTTTTTTATAGATACATTGGCTAGAAATGGAAGACTAATTAAAATTATTAGAGATATTATAAAATACACAATCTTCATAGTCCATTACATATATAAATATTCTAAAAAATTTAAAAATACTAATTTTCTCTTCTATCTTCTGGGGAATAGTGAGCTATTCTGTTATGATTTATTGGGCTAGCTAATAATACAGCTGGTTTAATGTTGCCTTTTTTAGTTTCTTGAAACATATAACTCATCCAAGTTTGTTCATAAGGATGAGCCCATTCAATATCTAAGAACATTTTTTGATTTCCCTTTTTACCAGTAACAGTTGGCCAATTAGCATAATATATTTCTCCTGTTATATAACTAAGACCATCTACCACTTCTATTTTATCAAATTTAGTTCTTGGAGAATTTGAATCTAATCCAGTAATAGGTAATTTATCATAATCAGGCCAAAATTCTGATCTTACGTTTTGAGGAACATTATACCAAGATACTTGAATATTATTATCCATATAAACCTCTGTGTATGATAATTTTAAAAAATCAATATCTGATCCATGAAGAATCTTTAATACTTTATCATATAAATTTGGAATATATGTTCTAAATCCATTTCTACAAAATCCATCTATAGGTTCATGAATTCCCATATCATCTTCTAAGAATAAATAATAATCACTATCTGATTCTTGAAAATGTTTTGCTGCTCTTAATCTACCTCCATTTATTCCTGTATTTTCATTTGTGATAATATGCTCAAAATTATATTTATCACAAATTTCTTTATTTTTTATTCTTGCCTCTTCATTAGTTGAATTATCAATTAAAATATTTCTTGTATTAGTTAACCAATTATTATGCTTTAACCATGTTTGAATAGTGTGTTCTACTTGATGAGGAAAATTAAATGTTAGCATATACACTGATAGTTTTAAATTAGACGTATCAATGTATGAATTTTTTAATCCTTCTGGGATGCGTTCTAATTCTGCAGTTCCATCTAATACTTTAGATACAAATTCTTGAATGTGTCCATTGATATTAATTCTCGATTGTCTACAAATATTTGGAAATTTACTAGCTAAAATAGAAAATAAACTTTCTTCTGTGCCCATTAAATTTTGAGCTAATGTATTTTTCATTAAATGCCAATAATGTCCATTCATTTCTTTAATGGAATTTATTGTACCTCCAAATAATCCACCTCTACAAATCCATTCTACAGTTTGACCTGCTAATTGATTCATATTTTCCCATTCAAATCCATGTACTTCTCCTACGCCTTTACCATAATACGGATATGGATAAGATACAAATAAGAAAGGTTTTAAATAATCATTAAGCTTATCGAAAAAATTAGTATCTATTAATAAATTATAATTAATAGTATTAGAAATACCCGCATCAATCCAAACTAAATTTTCCGTATTAAATGGATTATGTATTGTTGCATCATGTAATAAAGATAATTTAGACATAACAATAGGATTATACCACTCTAAAGAACCTTGAGGAGAATTTGGAATCCATCCAGCTTGTCCATACCATTTTTCATCAATTCTTAATCTTTGTACATCATCCCAAAAAGGACTAAATAAATTTTTAAGATCTGATAATTCAAATAATATTACATACGTATTATGCGAATTTCTTCTTTCCCAAACAAATCCTTCTAATTCTTTAGGAATAAAAAGTAACATATTTTGATCTACTTCTAAAAGTTTTGAAAAACACTCTAAATAGTGATCAAAAGATCTTCCAGATTTTCCTATATTCCATAGGCCAGTTACTAAAGTTAATTTTTCTCTTGTTATACTCAATCGTTTAACTTTATTATTTTTTTCAATTATTGCAAATTGATCACATGCTTTTATTATAGTAAAAGATTCTCCTCTTTCGTCAAAAAAATCTTCTATTGCGGCTCTAACTCCAGGTAAATCATTTCTATCATAGTCGTGAAAACATATATAACCACCATCAGAAACTTTATCATAGATTTTATTTAAACTATCGTATATAGAATCATAAAAATCTCCATCTAAAAATGCAAATGAAATTTTTTCTGGTAATTTATATTCTGGAATATCTTTAAACCATCCTTTAGTTATTATAGGAGGTTTTAATCCATTTTGTCTAAAATTTGCTACTAATACTTCATCAGTAGTTTTTAATCCGCCTTCTTTCCAACCAGTGCTTTCTTCATAAATAGACACTGGGGGTAATCCTTCAAAAGAATCATATACATATAAATCCTTTTCTGATTTGGTTTCTACTAATGCCTTTCTTAAAAATTTTGAAGACTCACCTACATAACAACCTAATTCAACAAAATCACCTTCTATATTTCTATCTAAAACATCTAAAGCATATGTTACTAAATAATCTAATTGTTCATTATTTATTATAGTTGCATCTTCTTGCTTATTTTTAAATCTTCTTACATTAACAAATAAACTCATAATAATTTTTTAATCTAACCACTGACTCATTGATTTTAAATAGTCTATATGGTCTTTATTTAATTCAAGAAATTTTTCTAAATTTTCTGCAGGAAATAACGCTCTTCCATCTCCAGCTGTAGTTCCTCTTGGAATAAAATATCTATCTTGAGCGTATATATTAACAGTGTGCCAATGTTTTTCAAAATTAATTGGTGTTATATCCATCATTCTATTTACTACTGCGACTGGAATATTATCGATTCTCATGTATGATCCACCACAAAGCATACCTTGTATAAAATGATTAGATAGTGACACTTTAATTACTTCTTGCCACATTTCGAAATATCTATTTAAATGCCAAGTACTTTCAAAATTATAAAATCTAAAAGGACCTTCTGTTTGAATAATATCTTTAACATAGATAGATTTATTAAGATAATCAGGAAATTTTTTTCCTAATTCATAAGTAAGAATAGATGAAATTATTAAATTAGAATATAGATAATTATTTCTAAATCCATCAATATCATTAACATCTAAAGTTCTAACATCCCAACTTTCTATATCGCATCCTTTCATTGAATTTATAGGAGTATTAAATTGATCCCAAAATTCTTCTTCTGTATTTTGTCCACTAGTAATTCTATCATATCTTATATCAGAATCATTGTCACACATTAAAAATTTAGTGTATCCTAATCTAGATATCGTAGGCAAAGAAAATCTATTTAAAGAATAAGAAAACAATTTTCCATTGTGTCTTGCTTCCATGTATTGTTTACCATAATTTTCTTGATCTAATGCGGTAGGTATAAATTCTAATTCTTTAGACCATTCATAATCTTTTCTTGCATCATGAATGTTTATTATTTCTACGATTTTTTTTGTCTTATCTTGAAATTCATAAAAATCATCTGGTTTATCTGTGAGAACAACATAATCCATAATATTATCATACCCAGTATTTATAGCTTTTTGAATATTATGTTTTATTCTATCTCTGTATGTGGGGCCAGTTCCCCAAGTGGCTACTATTGGCTTATTCATTTTTATTAAAATTTTCTTTTCTTATATAATAATCATCCAATAATAAACAATCTAATTGAGTTTTGTTGTATATTTCAAAAGCATCTTTATATGTAGATAAAATAGGTTTTCCATTAACATTAAATGATGTATTTAGTAGCACTCCAATTCCAGTAGCTTTTTTAAATTTACCTATTAAATCATATAAAAATTTATTTTGTTCTTCGGTAACAGTTTGAACTCTAGCAGTTCCATCTATGTGAGTGATTGCAGTTAGTTTATCTCTCCACTCTTTTTTTACAGTAGGACAAAAGCTCATCCATCTAGATTCACCTTCAAAATCAAAATACTCAGAAACATCTTCTAATCTAACTACTGGAGCAAATGGTCTATACCACTCTCTATTTTTTACTTTTACATTTAATATATCTTTCATTTCTGGAAATGATGGATTACATATTATACTTCTATTGCCTAAAGCTCTTGGACCATGTTCAGATCTTCCTTGAACTAATCCTATTATTTTTCCACTAATTAAATCATCGATTATTACATTTGGATCCCATTGTTCATATGGATGATAATATCCATCTTTAATCATTAATTTTCTAACATTTGGATATTCTAAAAGTGTTTGAGCTAAAATATTTTTGTCTAATATAGGAATTCCTTTATATGTAATATCAACTTGTTTTTCTGGTTTCAATTGTTTTAATAGAAGACCTAAAGCTATTCCACAATCATTTGGATTTGGTCCAACGAAAACTTCTTTATTAAATTCTTGTTTTATTCTAGTATTTAATAAAATATTTAATGCACATCCACCAGTTATACAAATAGGTAAATTAGGATATTTTTCAAAATAAGGCTTAGCCACTTCTATAAAACATTCTTCAAAAGCTCTTTGAGCTGTTGCCGCTACATCATAAGCAATTTGTCCTTCTAATCTAGAGTTAATATCGAATATAACGCCTATCTTTTCTCCTAGTGTATTTATTTTTTGTACATAATCATTTTCATGCCCATCTGGATCGTCTTTAAAAAATGTAATAAAAGCATCTAACCACTCTTCTCTCCAGTTACCATAAGAAACTAATCCCATTATTTTTCCAGGCCACACTAAATTTCCATCAGCTAATCCATCAAAAGTAATATCTTTTAAATATTGACCAAATATCATATAAGCAAAACCTAAATTATAATATAAATGAGGTCTATTATATGTTGGATTTAATAATTGAGCCAATCTAGTTAATTCTTGACCTCTTATTCCATGATAGATATTAAATTCTCCATCATCACCACCACCATCAAAAGAAAATATTATAGCTTCTTTATATGGTGATTGATAAAATACTCCTGCTGCATGAGATTCATGATGATCTCCATGTATATAGTTTTTTGCATTAATTAATAATTCCGATTTAAAAAATTTATAACTTCTATCAAAATCTTCTCCGACGAAATCAGTAGATGACCAATAACAATTTTCAAATTCTGTAATACCGTATTCTTTTTCTATCCACTTTAAAATTTCTTCTAAACATATCATAATGTATTTAGGCGTTTTATATTGCGCCATTCCTACATTTTTATAGTTTAAGAATCTTTCAAATTCTATAACACATAAAATTTCACCATTTTCTTCTAAAACTAATCCCCCATTATGGGATCCATGATAACTTATATTAGCCATTAGTTAAATTATTTATTTTTAAAAACTCATCATAATCAGTGTGCTCTTTCATAGTTCCATCACCACCAAATCTCCAAAATCTCTCATATAATGCATTATGTCTTACTTCAAACATTCTACTAGTGCAATGCACATCTCTTTTAGATAAATTTAAAGCATTATAAATTGGAGCTAAAATGTATTCATCATTAATAACATAGTGACCTCTAAATAAATCTATTTTTCCATTTTCATATAAAGTTTCAATTACAGTATTCCAAACTGTAAAAAATTTATTAAGATCATCTAAGGTATTAGCAATATAAAATCTACCAGCTGCGTCTAAAACTCTTAAAGTATTATCAACAGATAAATTAAATTTTTCTTTTAGTATTTCAACTATACAATTCATATTTCTATTAGAAATTTCATCATCCCATTCTGATACTGCATTATAAAAATATCCTTTACTATCTAAAAAATTTCCATTTATAACTCTTTCTATATCTAAATAAGTATCAGTACACATAATTGAGACATTTTTTATTTTATATTGAAGAGCTTGAAATATATTAAATCTATAAGTAGAAAAAGGAAATAAATAATTACTATCTACAAATTTTTTTGCATAATCACTTTTATTTGATGACTCCAAAAAATATTCATTTTTTTCTAATACAGGAAAATATGGATAAAATTCTGATAATTCTTGAACTATAAGATTTTGTCTTTTTAATGAAGAAAAATAGTCTTTATCATCTGTGATGATAAAATAATATAAATTGTCATCATCGAAATAGTTTTCTTTTATTCTTTTATATGCACTTTCTCTATAAGATTCTCCAGCGCAAGTATAACATATGGCAATTTTTTCTTTAAGAGTTGAGCTCATTAATATTAATTAATTTAAAAAATAAGTCTATTATATAATCAGGCCTAGAATATGAATCAAAATAATTAAATCCACTATCTGCAATTTCTTTTAGTTTCGAATAATTATCTATATTTTCTTCTACTACTTGTATAAATTTATCTGCAACATATTTTGGATCCATATGTCTATATGTAAAATGTGCATCAGGACAAGGTTCAGTTGTTTTAAAATAATGATAGTCTGGATTTAATTTATTATATAATTGAGTATTTAATTCTGCTCTAACTAGTGGTAGATTTAAACCCATAATTTCTAAATCTCTTAAACATAATTCTCCATTACCATTAAAAGATATAGCCATTCTATATTGATTCATTTTTTCAAAATAAGATTTTCCATGATATCCTTGATCATTTCCTATAATCTCTATTAAAGGATGATTTTTCATAAAAGAATTAAATTCAGTTCTTGTTGCATATATTGCACCAATGAATATAGCTTTTCTTATCTTTTTTTCAGGATCATATGGCTCTCTTAAATTATCTATAAATTCATAACTATCTCTTACGCCTAAAGGATATTGAAATTTTATATGATTAATTCCATATTTTTCTTTTATTTGCTCAGAAGTTAAATTTATTCCAAGTCCACCGATATATTGTACTATATTATATTTTTCCCATCCAAGACCATTTAAAAAAATATCCATTCCTCGATCCCAAAAAGACATTAAAATAGTTTTATTATTTTCTTCATTTATTATTTGTAAATGAGATATACCTCCTGGGCAACCTGGACAATTACCTAAATTTACATAATCTGGTTGTTGATGTTTTATTACATATTCAGGATATTCTAATCTAAATCTATCAAATATAGAATTATATATGTATTTAAAATATGGATTTCCTGCTCCATTTTCATCAAAATAAAAAATTAAATTCATTTTTATAATTCTAAAATTTTTAATAAGTGTAAAATTCTATTTTCAGGACTACAATAATTTTTGTAATATTCTCTAGCATTTTTTGATATGAAAGATAAAAATTTTTTGTCATTTTTTACTTCATTATATCTTTTAAAATATGCTTCTACATATTTTTCTCCACCGTTCCTATCAGCATACATGTCCCATGGAAAATTTGATCTATCCACTGCAACATAATGATAATTGGGTATAAGAGGAGGATTTAATTGTGTCATATATTCCATTCTTAACATAGGAAGACCAATTGCCATATATTCAATTTCTCTAAAATTAACTTCTCCTACTCCAGGTAATGCTAATCCCATTTTATATGTAATTGCTAATTTTAAATAATCATCAATATTCATTAGTCCTGGTGATTTACTTACTAATCCGGTTTCTCTGAGTTGTACACCTATTTCTCTATATGTAGTGAATAAACAAAATAGTTGATCAATTAAAGAATCATAATTTTTATATTCTAATAATCTTCTTTTATTGTAATAATGTTCATGATTAGTCCATGGAGTAAACGTATAGTATGGGGTATTTTTTATTTTAAATTTATACTGCGATCTATCAAATGCTTTATGAAAAATATTATAAAATTGAGTTACTAATAAAATATCTTTTTCATTATTTCTTTTTTCAAAAATATCAAAAAACTTAGTTTTATTTTCTCCCCAATGAATTCCATATAATATATCATCATCTTCATTATGAATTAACATTTCAGAATCCGGCATCATATAATTTTCAAAATTGGATAATTTTAAATGGCCACCTTTTTGATGTACTATTTTTGCGTTATATTTATCTTTTATTGATAATGCTAATTCTAATAAAACATCATGCCAACCCCAATATTGATATTGAGTTTCTAAAATGTATATTTTTATCATATTTTGTATTCTACTCTTTCACACCAACCCGCTTCTTCATTATAAGCCCAATAAACAACTTTAGACGGAGTTTTGTGTGTTAAAAAAAATTCTTCGTAATGAATATTATTTCCTTGATTAAAATAATTTAGTCTTCCATCATCTATAAATGTATTTTTTAAAGAATTTCCATTTTCATCATCAAATGCAACTAAAACAAATTTATAATCGTTTCTTGCAAATAGACTTTTATCTATATTAATTAAATGATAGAAAGATTCCATAAATGATTGTTCCCATAATTCATCATTTTCTATTAATGGATTGGGTGGGTACTTATTATCCACTGTGTATTTTTGAACTGCTCTAGTTTTAAAATTAACGCCTGCGTATTTTTCATAATCTCGTAAAGTTCTTACAGTTCCAAGATCATAACCAGTCAAATCAATTTCTGGGTCTTCTTCGACTCTAAATAAACATCTAATTTTTTTTCTTGCATAGTCCTGCTTTCTATTAAAATCTATATTATTTTTTGAGTCATCATCCCATTTTAAAATACCTGATCTTTCTTCTCTCATAGTTGAGTGCCAAATTATCATTTTATGAGGATGAAAAAAGTCGTATCCATGAGTATAAGATCTAACAGTTAAATTAATCTCTTCTCCACTAAAATAAATGTCAGGGTCGTGTTTTATTTCTCTTGCCCATTCTGATCTTGCAAAACAGAAGTGACCTGATAAAAATCTACTCATAGGTGGCTTTGTCATAGTTTCCCAACCTTCTAATAAAGCTGGTCTAATGAATATTGTACCATGTGGGTAGAAGCATGCGAATTGTTGCTGCCAGGGTACTGTGGCGCGTCCATCAGGATCGTCAAATGGAGTGTACAAAGGTAAATAAGCCGCTAGAATTGGTTTGTATCCATCAGCTTCTAATGAATTATGCATATCGATTAAGGTTTCATCCCAATCTTCTGCAAATCTGTGATGAGAATCTAACTGTAAAATATAATCTTGGTCTGTTAATAAATTTTCATTTATTTGAGCCCTTGCCCATGGTAAACCTTTGGCTTCTGTATACAAAACTTCCATAATGTGAAATCTTTCGTCGTCTTCGAATCTTGATGTGTCATCAAATCCATCTTCAGGATGATATTGTCTACATATTCCAAAATGTATTCTTTCTGGATATTTTGCTTTTATTAATGCATCTTCTATAGTTGGAATTAACTCTGGATCGCGATACGATGGAAGATGAACTAGTATTGTTTCTAATTTATTCATAGGTTATAACTTGTTGTATTACGTCCATCCATCCTTTTGATTCACTGTGCGGCCAAACTCTCCAACTGTGTGGAGCTTTTGTATCTTCATAATCCCTCCAAATGTGTATAAATTGATCCTCAGGAATTTCTTCCATCAATCTTTTAATTTCATCTTTATCACAATCTTGCCTGTATAGATCGTTTCCATTTTCGTCCAATGTTGCGACTGCAAATGTATTATAATCAGTTTCTGTTAAACTTCCTTTATAAACGTCTATACAAATTTTTTGTTTACTGCACAAACCTTCTTCATAATCTCCAATAGTTGGAGGTGGTTTGTGAGTTAGTGTGTGCTTGTGGATCTGTCTTGTTTTAAATTTTAGACCTGCGTATTTTTCGTAATCCTCTAAAGTTCTATTAGGACCAAATACGTAAGGTTGTAAAGTCTTTCTAGTACATGGACCACACCCAGGATCCATTTCAAATAATTTTCTAAAACGACTATAAGATTTATTATCTTTTTCTGCCCATTCTGAATTGTCATCCCAATGTTTTTTCTTTCCTTCGCGTGTGTATTCATGCCAAGCGTAAACTTTATGCGGATTGAATAAATCGTATCCATAGGTGTATGCTCTAGCAGCTAAAGAAGTTTCTTCTCCATGAAAATAAAAGTTAGGGTCATAAGGAACTTCTTCTACAAATTTTCCAATTGTGAATATAAAATGCGCAGACAAAAATCTAGATAAAACAGGCTCTTTTAAATCTCTCCAACCATCCAAACCTTGAGGTCTTAAAAAAACAGCGCCCTGTGGCATAAATCTATCTATGTTAAGCATCCACACATCTTGAATTCTATCTTCAGGATCTTTATCTGGAAAATATGATGGTAAATAGGTTGATAGAATTGGTTTGTAATGACCTTTACACTGAAGATAGTGGATCATATCAATTAATTCTGTATCCCAGTGTTTAATAAATCTGTGATGGGAATCTAATTGAAAATAATAATCCTCTCCTTTATAGTCTTGCTGTATTAAATTTCTTGCCCAACAAACACCTTCAGAATCTTCATAGTTAATATCAGTAATTCTAAATCTAGGATCATCTTTAAATTCTTTTAAAGTATCCCATTCGTCTTCAAGAGAATGTTGCCATGCAATGGCGAATATTAAATTTTCAGGATATTTAGCGTTTGCTATGCAGTCCTTTATTGTAGGTAATAATTCAGGATCTCTGTAGCTCGCTATAGAAATAAATATTTTACTCATAACAGTTTAATATATCTATAAATATCTATACTTTAATAAATATCTTATAGGTATTTAAATTAATCCAAACCTTGTTTTTTGAGCTTGAAAATTTTGCTGTACTTCTGCTTGAGATAATGTCCTTTTGTATACCATAGCCATCCCTAAAGTATACGCTGAATAATACGATGGGTAGCTAGTAATATAAACATACTCAGTATTAGGTTCATAACCAAAATATGTATTACTTGTAGAATCATCTCCTCTATTACTAGTATCAGAATTATAAAATCGAACACTAGAACCGGATGTTTGTCCATATTCAATTCCATTTACATATAAATGAACAGATGATGCTGATACCGCTGTACTTTGCATAATTCCACCATTATAACTAGCTACTAAATTATTCCATGTATTGCCTGTATTAATATAACTAGCGGATATTGAATGTTCTATACCATTACCCGATTTAGATACTACCATAGATATATTAGCAGGATATGAACCAACATCATTTCGTATTATTAAAAATTGACCTGCGCCATTAGCAGATATTCCTTTAGTAAAAAATACTATAGGTTGATTTGAACCTGTTGAAGCAAGTTGAAACCATAAAGAATAAGTAAATGATCCATAGGTTTCAGTCATATTATTCATACTAGCTTCGCTACAACTAATCATTATAGATTGCGACACACCATTCATATATAACGAACTAGCAGCATTATTATTATTATATGTTAAACTACCGCTAATTTGAGTTATAGTTGATGCGTTTACTAAATTAGACATATTTGAACTACCTGATATATAACATTTATTGTTACTTACATCCAAATATAATACTAATCCATTTGTTACTATTGGTGGTGAAACGTAATATGAATTTTGTGTTGTTACTCCCATTATGTTAAATTAAAGCGTGATTTTTGTGCGTTGTAGTTTTGTAATACTTCTGCCTGAGATAATTGTCTATTATAGAGTTGAACTATACTTAAACTTCCAGATAACTTACCTCCTACTGAATCTGTTGCTTGGCCATAGCTACCTCCTATATACATATTTTGAGCAGAATCATCTGTTGGAGATTGTGTACCATTCTGATTTACCGTTACTTGTTTGTTTTCAACTCCATTTATATATATGTGTGTACCTGCTGTATTGTTGGAATTTCCATCATAAGTAACAACAAAATTAAACCATGAATTAACAGGCATAGAACTAGATACCCAATAAACTTGTCTAGTACCATATGTTTCAACGTGTAGTCCACTTCCGTAACTTCCTGAGAATGGAGCAGCGGAATAGTAATCAAATAAAGTTATATATCCACCTTGACTTTCATTATTGTTTGATTTATAGTAAAATGTAAATGGAGTATTAGCAGATACATTAAACCAACCACAATAACTAGATGCATTTTGCATTAAATTATTAATTGAAGCTGAAGGAGAAAACCCAGCAGGAGTATTTGCTCCATTCCCAACTATAGACCCTCCATATGAAGGATCGTATTTAAAAGTAAGTAAACTTCCGGCACCAATTCCATTTACTAAATCTATCCAATTGGATGAACCGCTTATATAACTAATTGAATTAGCTGCATCTAAATAAAATACTAATCCATTTGTTACTATTGGTGGTGCATTTTTATATATTGACATAAAACTATTATTTTTAGAATCCCATTACTATATAATTCCATGCATATGAAGCTGAGGCTATTAATGCTGTTGTTGAAGAAAATACAGTGAATCCAGTAGTACTTCCAGTAGCATACGGAATTGATCCAGTATTCAATAAAGAAGAGCCTGAGTTTGCAGGATATAATATTATAGATGATCCTATTGGAAATGTCGTTGGATAAGTTACGGTTGCAATAATGCTAGATGCCACAGGAGTTGCACCAGTTCTAAAGTTAAATATTCCTGCATTAGAAGATCCAGTAATAGATATTGGTGCAGTTGGCCCAGCTCCACTACCAGTTATGATAGTGGGAATTTTGCTTTGTATATATAATGATCCTGAAACACCTAATGATCCTGATAAACTTGTTGAACCTGATACTCTAAATCCATTTGAAAATGATGAAGTTATAGAATAAGAACTAGATATCGCACTAGATGCAGTATAAGAATAAGAAGCAGATACCGCTTGTGATGCAGTTCCAAATAAACTTCCAGTATAAATTCCTATAAATGATCCACTAAATAAAGACGCTGATATTAGGCCTGATGCAGACATAAACATTAAAGAGGATGTCGTTGCTCCATATCCATTATAAAAACCAATATTATCTAATGCACCAACAAAAAATCTACCTTGACCTAATGATGGATTATAATCAACTACAGTTCCATCTGCATAACTACCAGTAAATATACCATTAAAAGTAGCACCATTTGTAGTAATTGTACTACCAGTTACAATTAATGACCCACTTATATTTATTAAACTTCCTGTTTTTTGTAATATTATGTTTGGATAGTTCCATATATTAACTGTCCAATCTGATTTTGCTTCTATGATAGGTAAACCAGATACATCATTGACCATATAAATAGATCCTGATGTTTGATCTGTAACTGTAAATTGTGATCCTACTGAAGTTGCTCCAAAATCAACTATTCTATTTGTTGTTGCAGATCCTGTAAAAGATCCGGTAAATGTAGCCTGAACTCTTAAAGCAGTTTGAGTCTGAGAACCTGTACTATTTACAAAAGTAGGTGTTATATTCACTCCGTAAATAACTGATGAAGAGGCAGGAGTTAATGACTGAGATAGAGTCTGATTGAATAATATTCCAGATTGAGAAGATAATAATACAAGACTTCCTGTATATACTGTTAAACTTCCAGTAATTACTGCGTTTCCAGTATAAGGAAACGGATTTGCTCCACTACCTCCAGCTAATGCGTAAGAAGCTGTAACAGCATTGAATGCATTTGTTGCAGATGATGCAGTGTATGCATATGATGCAGATGTTATTGATCCTAATAAATAACTCGCAGTTAATGCTAATGAAGCAGTAATAGCTTGTGATGCAGTTCCAAATAAAGAACCTGTATGGATACCTATAAAAGATCCTGTAAATGAACCTGTTCCAGAATAAGTAATACTTGAAGTAATACTAAATGATGAACTAATAGCTGAGCTAGCTGTGTATGCATAAGAAGCAGAGATAGCTTGAGATGATGTTCCAAATAAAGATCCAGTAATATTTGGAGCATTTAAAGAACCGGTTATATTTAAACTACCTGAAATAATTGCACTACCAGTATAAGGAAATGTAGGAGCTCCTGTTGATCCACCACTTAAAGCATAAGAAGCTGTGATAGCATTAAATGCATTAGTTGCAGATGAAGCTGTATAAGCATAAGAACTGGAAATAGATTGGGAACTAGTTCCAAATAAAGACCCTGTTATACCATTAGATACTGATAGAGAACCTGTTATTTGTGAGTTATTAAGTGCAATGACGCCATTACGCGCTACAAATTCGTTTGCCATTTATATTTTACCTCAGTTCACTGTCCCTAAGGTGGGGGTTTTACTTACATAAATATCACACGATACTGTCTTCCTGTTGTATCGGCTGCTTGTAAAGCATCTGATTGCATTTGAGCATCAACTTCATTATTGTATTGATAAATATGGTCATTTGGGGTTAGTTGAAATACCCAAATTGAATCATTTCCTGGAATAAATTGCATTTGTACTTGATACATATTTTTATGTTTTAGATATAAGTTACGGTACCTTTAATAGCCCAAGTACCAGTTGTATTGACTGTAATATTAAATTGTGCTGCTCCTGTTACTATAGCAAATGATGCTGTTACTGCTAATGTAGAGCCTATATCAACTGTTGAATATTCAGTATAGCTTGGAGATGTATTAGGAGTCCATACAGCCATTATGTGGCCTGATCTAGCATTTGAACCACTATACACAGTATAGTTGTAGAATGCTGATGTAAATGAGCCAGTAGCTGTAGTAAATATGTTTGTGTTAGTATTACCTGGGTTTGTAGCAGTAGCATATTGCATTTGAGCACCACCTATATTAAATATTTGAGCATATGATGCTGTAGTAGCTACTACTGCATAAGATGAAGTAGTTGCATTGTTAGCATATGATGCTGTTAGTGTTTGTGCGGCATATGATGCAGTTCCTAATAATGAACCTGTGTATCCTAAGGTTGCTGTTGAGCTACCTGATATTATCTGATTACCTATTAAGGTAAATGAACCTGTTGTTAATAGGGAACCGGTGATATTTAAATTGTTCGCTATGGTTGTAGATCCTGCTAAGTAGTTAGGTGCAGTACCATTCATGTACAAGTTCCAGTTTGCAGAACCACTTGTTGCTAAGTTACCATAGAAACCATAGTTGTTAGTTGCACCTGAAAGTGTATTTGCTGCTGTAAATCCGTATTGGTTTGTAACAACACTACCGGCACCAATTGTACCTTGGTTTGCTATATAATGTTGCAATGTCGTTAAAGTAAATGAAGCAGCCGCTGTAGAAACACTTGAACGATAATATATCGCTGAGTTAGTAACGTCTGATTGGATAACACCGTTAACGTTAACGTGAACTGAATCTATACTACCGCCTAAATTTTTAGAGATAAATAGGTTGTTGTAAGGTAAAGCAGCACCATTATAACCAATACCTAATGAACCTGCTAAGTAGTTTGGAGCAGTACCATCCATGTATAAGTTATAGTTGTTAGAACCTGAAGATGCTAGTTGGCCTCTAAAACCATAGTTAGTTGTTGCACCTGATAAAGTGCTGGCAACGTGAAATCCTGTTTGGTTAGTTACTGTACTACCTGCGCCAAATGTTCCTTGTGAAGCAAAATAGTGAGTTAAATTAGGCAGTGTAAATGCAGCAGCTTGCGTTTGCGCTAATGTTCTATTAAAATAAAATATTGTAGTTACATCTGATTGTATTACACCATCTTGCATTATGCCATAAGCCGTAACTGCTCCTGTTATATTTTTCCCAATATGTAAATTATACCCTGTCAAACTTGTACTACCTATACCTAATGAACCTCCTAACAGCATATCACCTGATCCTGTTATAGATCCTGTTATGATTACGCTTTGTGATAAAGGATTTAAATAAGAAGCAGTTAATGCATAAGATGCAGTTGTACTGTTCGCAGCGTAAGATGCAGAAATAGCGGTCAACGAAGAAGAAGCGTTAATTGCCGAGCTAGCCGTATAAGCGTAACTAGCAGAAGTTGCTTGCGATGCAGTACCGAATAAAGATCCTGTGTATCCACCGGTTGCAGTAGAGCTACCGCTAATTATTTCGTTACCTATTAGATTAAATGAGCCAGTTAAAGTTGTAGACCCTGATACTATTAATCCTGCTTGTATTCTTGCTGTTCCGTTTACATCTAATCTATAACCTGCATCACTACCACCTACTCCTACTCCTAAGTTTCCTGTGGAAGAGAATAAACGCATCTGCTCGTTAAAGTTAGTATACCAGATATGGTCTTTGTTTGCTCCGGTTATGCTTGCGTTGTATTTTACAGCACCACCATTGCTATTCATCGTACCGTACCAAACAGAACCTCCTGCAAAAATTGCTACAAATCCAACAGAACTAGGTTGATCGTATGTGTTTTGTACTGTTCCTTGAGGATTTGACCATATTCTTCCGTAAATACCTTGCGTGTTAAAATTTACACCACCCGCAGTACCGTTAGGAGAGAACGCAAACCCACCGCCTTGGTTCTGTCCTGTACCGTAAGCTCCTAATATAAACTGATTGGAAGTATTAATATAGGACACTACAGTGTTATTAGAAGTTGGTACCGACCCCGCTGTACCTGCACTACCCGTATCTGTAAACGAAGTAAATCCTGGGGAAGTAAAATACTTATTTTCACTACCACTATTTGTACCTTGATAAACTCTGATAGCTGTAGCATAGTTTGGATACGTCCAAGTAAGGTTAACTGATCCTGAACCGCTACTTCCTGATATGCTTGCGGATACCTCTGCGCTTGGTAACGATGTGTTTCCAAGAGCGTCTATCGATACCAATTTATAGTAGTAAGTACCGTCAGCTAAGTTACCACTTGATGTTACAGGAGTCGCTACTACCGATGATGGAGGGTTTATTGTATTAAAACCTGTAAGACCTTGAAGTCTTGATGTACCTGCTGAATCTAGTAAATAGTTAGAACCTGTTAATGATCCTAAAATTAAGTTACCTCTTATTGCTGATGTAGTAGTAGAACTATTACCTATTACTGTTGTGTTTACGCCTAAACCGACTGCACTTGCACCTATTGCTATTTGGTTTCCGCCTGAAATACCAGTAGTAGAAGCACTATTACCTATAATAATATTATTTTGTGCAACTCCAACACCAGATCCAAGTGTGATATTAGCTCCAATTGCTACTACACCATCTGATACGTTAGAGTTATTAATTGCATTGTATCCTATAACAACAGTATTATTAGCTTGACCATAAAAACCAGCGTTATTACCTACAATAACGTTAGAAGAACCGGCTCCAGCGTATGTTCTTTGAACACCTGCGTTATAACCTATTATAGTATTATCAGTACCTGTAGTAATTTGTCCACCAGCGTATCCTCCAATTGCAATATTTCTTACACCGGATGTTAAGTTTTGAAGTGTAAATCCGTTACCATTACTATTATTTGAACCAATAGCTATATTATAGTTAGAAGGTGCTGTTACTTGTCCAAGATAAATTCCTTCTACTTTTAGTCCGTATTTCAGTATACCAGTAAAACTTCCTGTATTATAGGCTGGAAGAATTTCTAATCCTACTAGCGTTTGACCATTAGCTGAAGCAGATAACGCAGTATTTACCAATACTGAACTACCACCTGATGTAGAGCCTGAGTTGGGAAGAATACTGCCGCTGATTAATACTATAGAGGAAGATGGATTAGTAATTGGTTGAGATCCTGAAATGCTACCGTAGAAAGAAGAGAATCCATTTATAGATACACTACCTGTCACTCCTAAACTACTTGATACAAGTAAGCTACCGGTAATAACAGCTGAACCTGAAAATGGAAATCCGTTTCCTGATAAACTATAAGAAGCTGTAGAAGCGTAAGAAGAACTCACAGCATTCAAGACGTAAGAAGAACTTACAGCAGAACTTGCAGTGTAACTATAAGATGAGGATATTGCGATTATTGAAGCAGACGCCGTAGATGCATATGAACTAGATATAGCACTTGAAGCAGTAAAAGCATAAGATGCTGAAGTTGCTATTAAAGATGCAGAAGCAAAGATAGCACTAGATGCAGTATAAGCTGATACTGCAGATGATGCTGTATAAGCATAAGAACTAGATATTGCTTGAGAACTAGTTCCAAATAAACTTCCAGTGTATACTCCAACAAAAGATCCAGTAAAAGAACCGGTACCTGAATAGGTTACGCTTGAACTATTTGCAAATGATGAGCTAATTGCGCTAGAAGCGGTATAAGAATAAGAACTACTTACTGCATTTAAAACATAAGAAGCAGTTTGAGACAAACTAGAACTGATAGCAGAACTTGCTGTATACGCGTAAGAGGCAGATAATACACTTATAGAACTTGTTTGATTTGATAGAAGTACAGATATATTATTTACGCTAAGAGATCCAGTAATACTAACTGATCCTGTAAATACTTGTGTATTTGTAAGAGAATTACCGAATATATTAGATCCACTACTATATTCTACTGAAGAACTTATAGTTGTTACGACTAACGTTTGAGCTGTTAAAGTTCCCGCTACAGTAAAAGTGTTAGCAAACGATGAAGTTTGAGAATATGATGCAGAAAATGCGTTAATAGTGCTAGAAGCAGTAAATGCGTAAGAAGCAGATGTCGCTATTAAAGAGGCTGACGCTATTATTGCAGAAGACGCGGTATAAGCGTAACTTGAACTTATTGCGCTAGATGCAGTATAGGCATAAGAACTTGATATCGCATTAGAAGCAACGCTCGCGGTTCCTATTATGTTACCTAAAAAAGATCCACTAAATGAACCTGTAAAAGATCCACTTAAAGGGTATAATAACTGTTTACTTTTAATTGATGACATACTTATGCAAATTTACCTATACCGTATATTGTATCTGTTGATTCAAAACCGTATCCTAATGTTGATGGATCTATTGTTAACGTGCTAGTTCCATTTCCATTGTCTACAAAACTTACAATAGCAACTTTTTCTATATATGTCGTATTTACAAAAAAGGTAAAATTATCTGATGTATTTGCTGGCATGCCTGATGGAGGAGTAGCCCATCCTGAGAATATAGCGGTATTTAATGATACATAGCTTCCTTTTACTTGTTTATTTAAAAGTACATAATCTGCTACTAATGGAGGAATTCCACTGTATGTTACATTTGTTATATTTGTTACATTCACAGAATCATTTGCTGCCACTGATGCGATAGTAGATGATTTTGGTTTTGCTAAATTTGCTTGGAATTGTTCTACACTATTAGCTATTTCAAGTCCAAAATTAATATTAGAAACACCAAAAACTCTAGTGCCTGCAGCCATTTTTGCATTTATAGAATCAGGTATTAAATACCCGTTTAATTTTAAAGTAAATTGAGTTCTTACAGATCTATCTGTACCTATATTATATTGTAAAGTTTCTTCAAAGTTATCAATAGATGTATAAAATAAAAACTTATTTTTGTCTCCCCAGTAACTTCTAGATGCGAAGTTTAAAGATTCTATAAGTTTATCCATCTGCTCAACATAATATGTCCAGACTAAGCAGGTGTAGCTCACAGTAACATAGTCAGGAGTTACAGATACCATGTATTTTTTTGAAGGAACTCTTGAATTTAAAAGATTAAAATTAGAATATACGTTTCTTCTATTGTATCCTGCTTCAAAAAATTGAAGATTATGTGCTTGATTACCATCCAATTTAAAACCAAGTGCAGTATTCGGTTCTATTCCAGTTCTTCTAAAAAACATCATAGGCGCCATCATTTTTCCCGCTCTGTCTCTTAAATAACCCTCTAATTGAATATCTTTCCAATTCTCTTGATTACCATATAAAATAGGAACATTTACTCTAGATCCATTTTGTACTACAGATAGTTTTAATACGTTATCAAAATAGTATTTTAAAGCTTCGTCAAAATCTTTTATTCCAATTGAAAAATCTTTAGTGGTATCATTTTTTAATGTTCTTTCAAGCGCTCGATTTATTTCTGGCTGTCCTAATTTTTCAGGCTCAGAAAATACTTGATTCGGATTTCCTTCGCTAGGTAAATAGGGCATAACCAATTTATCCATGAACTCTTGTCTGTTCTGCGGTCTAGTTATTTGGTTTGCCATTTATTATGTTCTTTGTTGTTGTATGTTAAGTCTATCAGGACTAGTATAATGCGCGTCCAGTATCATTGAAAAAGATGATCCGAATTGATCTAGTCCTTGAGAATAACTATAATTTGGATCTTTACCTAATATTTTTTGATTCTCATTTACATTATCAACTTCATAATACATTTCATTGTACATTACTACGTCTCCAATTTCAGGAATAACATTTGCGGTAATTAAATGATCTTTAAAAAATCTAAATTTAACAGTTCTAATTATATCTGTTGATTGATCATTCCAATCTTGAGATCCATAATCACCTCTTTCTATTAAAGTCCAAAGTAATACAGGTCCTATATATTGTTTTTCCATCGCTTCACCATATACATTCGGTGGAGTATCAGGAAGCATAACTTTATAATATCCGCACTGTTGGCTAGCAACATTTTCTACGAATTCATAAGTTATTCCTTTGAACATTAATACATCTCTAGTAGATCCAAATATTGCCATATTATGTAATTATAGTATATAATTTATCTTTTTCACTTTCTCTAATCCTAATTATATTATATCCTTTTTTAATTGCTAGTTGATCTTTATACCTATCAATACGCCATTGATTTTTTAGTCTATCATTGATACAATCATCTAAAGATTTTGCATGCCAATAATCTCCATCAAATTCTATTATTAAATTTTTTTCTGGCAAATAAGAATCATAATAGTAATTATCTATCTCAAATTGATCTATACAAGTATAATTAAAACTTTTTATTTTATTTATCATCTCGGTCTCAAATGAATTTGCTATTTTCTTTTTACCTTTTTCTTTAATCATATTATGACCTAAAATTCCAGCAATCCTTAATCTTCTATGCCAAGAATCTAAACCTTCATTTTCTATTATTTTAGGAATAATTTTTTCAGTTACAAATTTAGAACGTTCATCTAAAGTTTTATTATCCCACCACTCTTTTTTAGATTTAGAAATTTTTTTATTTCTATCTTTATTTTTATGGATTTTATTATAATGTTCTTTAGATCTATTATTAGCTATCTTTTTTAATTTTTCTTTATGATCTTTTGTTTTTTTTATTCCTTTTATAGGACATCCAAAATTTAAATTATAATTAATCGTACCGGCTTTATACTTTTCTCTAGTTTCTTCACTTAATAAAATCGCGTTTGGATATTTTATTAAGTATTCAGCAGATGTTATATTATGCTTACTTAAATGTTGATTAGTTATTATTTTATATTGCTTATTGCAAATTTTACATTCTACCATATAAATCCTCCATTTAATATAAATATCAAATAACTTCCTATATATATAAATAACGGTACTTGATTTAATGTGTCAGATATAGAAGCATTTTCTGATTGTTGTCTTTCTAATTGAGATTGTCTACTCATATCGGCTAAATCTTGTCTTAGTTTTTCTCTTAAAGAATTTTGAGCATCTTTTCCCTTTGAAATTAAATCTGCTCCATTCAAAGTAACTTCTGATCCTGGTATCGCTACCGTTGTATATTTTCCTCTGATTAATCCAAGAAGTTCAGATGCTAATGCAAGTGTGTATTCATAAATCCACTGTCTACCAGGTTGATTTATTTGTCCATATGTTATTGATCCATAAGGAACATTTGATGGATTTGTTATTAATCCTTGATTTGATCCATAAGGACTATTTCCAGATATACTAGATAAATCACTTTTCTTTGAATATTGTAACCAGAGTACTTGTCCATCTGAGTTTGGTACTGGAAATATTTTTAATTTATTATTTGTTAATTCAAACGAAAAAGCAGATCTTCTAACTTGATTAGACATTTCAATTTCTTGTATTCTTTGGATATCCCAATATACAGGAAATAGTTGAAAATTCAATCCGGGTGAATAACTCGCCCATCCAAAATTTTCTGTTGCTCCTTGATAATTTAAAGAACCTCCAATATAAGGATCGTAATATTGATTAATTGCAGGATCAGCATCATAAAATATTCTTTGAATAATCATTCTATCACTAGAAGATATATATCCATTTTGAATTCCCCAAGCTTGTAAATCGTACTGTTGTACACTTTGACTAAGATATAAAGACGCAGTATACCACTCAATCAATCCACCAACTCCAACGTAAGCTCCATAATTATCAGCAATATTTACAATAGAATTGATAGTTGGAACAACTAATTGATTATTCAATAAAGAAGCAGTAGATTCTCCTTCTAAAGAAAGATAATTGTCCTTTATTTTTGATTGGTATACTTCTTCACTATACACAGAAACTGCTTCTTCAAAACACGCATAAATTTGAGTATCTTGAAGTTCTACTTCCATCACAGGATACCCCAATTTAATAGCAACATAATTTGCTACTTTAGGACCATCTGATTGAAATTTTGTATCTCCATCATAAAATCCAAATGGAGTATTTCCAGCTATGGGTTGTGCGCTTCCAGTATATATGATTGGGTTTGCCATTATTTATTTTTATTTACCGTATTCTACTTCTAATATTTTTCCAACTAAATCAGATCTATGGTTTTCTTTTAAGTTAATATATTTAATTTCATCTATTCTATTAGATAATCCAATAACATATGTTAAACCATTAATTTCGCCTGTTGATGTTCTAATATCAGTTTGTTCATTATCACCATTTATTACTATTTTACCATTTTTACCCAAACGAGTTAAAATAGCTAACATTTCTCCTTTAGTTAAGTTTTGAGCTTCTTCAACAATTAAAATATCATCAATTGTTTTACCCCTAATAAACTGTACTGGTAATGCTTTAATTTTTTCGTCTTGTACTAATTTAGTTACTTCATTTTTATCAGAACAACACTTAGAAATATTTTCAAGTAAAGCTTCCATGTAAGGATCAAATTTTTCACTCAAAGCTCCAGGCAAAAAACCTAAACTCTTACCTACTTCAATTGCGGCTCTCGTGTTATAAATGCATCCAATTTGTTTCTTTTTTAAAAAATCTAATGCTGCTTGGGCACACACTAATGATTTACCACTTCCAGCTCTACCTGTTATTATAACTATTTGATTTTCTACTATTAATTTTTTTGCTGCTTTTTGTTCTTCGTTTAATTGTAATGCATTTATTGATTTTATTTCGCTTTTTCTTTCTCTATTAGGTTCTTTCATAAAAGGATTAAGAGTGATTAATAATAGCTGTTTATAATACTATAGGTATAAATATCAAAGTAACCAACAAAAAAATACCCCAATTAGATTGGGGTACTTTCTTTTAAGGAGTATGATAAATACTTTATCTATTACTAGACAATGTTTAAATCCGCTACTTGAACACCGCCATAAAATTCCGGTCTGATCATCGTCATCGCATAGCGAGTCATGATGCCCTTGCGCGGAGTGAAAGTGGTAGGATCGTAAATCAATGGAGTCATGATCAATGGAACATAAGGAGAATATACAGCTCCACACTCAAGGAATTGATTACCTCTAAATCCTAATAGGATGAAGTTTTCCAACATGTATGGATTTTTGTAAACTTTGTAACGGCTATTTAAACTACCAATTTTCTGAACTCCGAATGCATATTTCATTGTATCTGCTGCACCGTCAGTATCAGCTGCAAATCCTGGGATTGACTCAAGGATTGTAGCCACTGCTGGAGAAACTACCATGAAGTTAGCACCACCACGTAAAGTACGTTGGTGAATCAAGTTAGAAACTTTTTGTAATTTAATACCAATTGTTTGGAACCAAGTCATCTGATTGTAATAAGCTCCTGCAGTGTTAGACTGGAAGAAAGTATTAGTTGGATCAATTTGGTTACCGATTTTAGCTGACCACTGTAATACAGTAGGAGCATTTTGAATTAACATATCCAATACCTCTAAGTCAATTTCCAAAGAAATGTACTCAGATAATAAACCTGTTAATTCAGCTTCTGCGTCTAAACTATGGTAAGCATTCAAGTCTTGAGCAAACTCTGGAGTCCACTGTGCTTTTAATTTACGAGTTTTAGCAGAAATTGTTTGGCTTCTCATTTGCACGTTTACTTCTGGGATATAGATCTGAGAAGGACTGTATGCGTTAGGAACAGAGAAACCTTGTGTAGCTGTTCTATCTTCAAAATCACCTCTTGCATTGAAGTCAGTCATTTTGTTATAGTACAGAGTAGTAGTAGCAGAACCAGTAATTTGGTTAGCTTGAGCTCCAGTTAAAGAACCAGTTACTACAAAAGTTAAAATATCAGTACCACCTTGAGCTGGGATTCCAGTGTATTTAGTAAACTGATTTAAAGTTGTAGAAACAGTAATTGCAGATCCTGAAACTAATTCAAAAGCTCTTACGCCATTATAGTTAATACCAGGAACAGTTACAGACACGTTATTAATAGTAACAGTGAAAATTTGACCAGCAGCCAAAGAAGCACTATAGCTAGCATCAAAGTTAATAGCTGAGAAAGGCACTGCAGAAGCAGATGCAATCGCAGAAGCACTAATAGATGCACTAAAAGGGTTCAATGAATAGTTAAATGTACCAGCACCGTATAAACCACCAGAAGCAGCGTTACCGAAGTTAGCAGTTTGTGCACCGTATAAAGAACCGTTATATCCAAAAGGAGAAGCAGTTCCATTAGCACCTCCGTATTGGAAGTCTAAGAAGAATACTAAACCAGCAGGTAAGTTCATTGGTTGAACTGAAACGAATTCCTTCGCAGCAATTTGTCCAAAGATTTTTCTTACCAATGGTAAAGCAACTCCAGCCCATTGTTCACCAGTACCTGGTGTAAAAGTAGCACCGTTTGCTTGAGAAACGTTACCATTTGTTTGAGAAGTTTCAACGATTAATTGTTTCGCTTGATTCTCAAGGATCATCGCCATGTTATTGCGATCGTAGTCTTGCAGACCTTCTAAAAGACCTGACTTGCCCCATTTTTTAGCTAATCTCTGAGCAACTGTAAAGGTAGCTTGAGCAGCGTTTTGAGCAGACTCATTTAGTAATGATTGTACTAAGTTTGCCATAATTGTAATTTAATTTTTTATTTTAGTATTTTTTAATTCCCGCCAACTGTTGCATTCTTGTAACAAATGGATCTGCGTCAGTAATATTCTGTTTTGGTGCATATCCAGCTGGTTTAGATGCAAAACCGTTATAGCTTTCTCTAAGTTGTTTTTTAGGAGCAGAGATAGATTCATTTAATGTAGCAAAGATATTTTTAACTTCTTTAACATTTGATGCTCTATCAAAAGCACTAACAACTCTTTTCTTTTGTGATTCATTCAAAGATTTAGCTTTGAATATTTTGTTCATGTAAAGAAGTTTAGCATTTAAAAGATTAACTTCATGTAATGAGCCTCTAAGTTCTTCGATAGCTTTTTTAGCTTCTTCGATTTCTTTTTTGTGCTTTCTTTCTTCCATTTTTCTTCTTTCTTCAACTTTATGTTGATGCTTACGCTCTTCAACTTTATGCTTTCTTTCTTCTAATTCTTCTTCAAGATCTTCTTCTCCAAGAATTTCATCAAGATCAGCATCGTTTTCTTCGCCTTCTTCATCACCATATTCACTTTCTTCTCCACCTTCTTCGCCTCCGATAAATGGAGCTAAAGCTTGTTTAAGTTGGCCAAAAGTTAGAACGATTTCTTCATCGTCTTCACCTTCTTCAGATTCTTCGTCACCGAATTCATCTTCTCCACCTTCTTCTTCGCCTTCTTCTTCATCATCTTCATGCATGTAACCTTCTTCTTCTTCGTCTTCTTCAAGACCATCATTTTCTTCTAAGTCTTCATCCATTTCTTCAAGTTCTCCTAAGATTTCTTCAAGAGATGATTCATCTAAATCTTCTTCAAGATCTTCGCTTTCTTCTAAATCTTCTTCAAGATCTTCTTCCATGTGATGACGCTTTTCTTCCATTTTCTTTTTGCGCTCTTCCATTTTTTTACGATGTTTACGCTCTTCCATTTTGTGAGATTCTTCCATTTCTTCGTTTTCTTCTAAATCTTCTTCAAGATCTTCGTGTAAATCGTCTTCGATGGCAGTTTTTTTGTAACCTTTAGGAAATTTTGGATGTTGAGAATAAGTTTTTTCTTTTCCAGGACCATAAGCTCCAGGAGTTTTTTCTTCTTCTAAATCTTCTTCCAAATCTTCTTCAAGATCTTCACGCATTGATTTTTTAACAGCTTCTTCTACTTGAGAAGAAAATTGTTCTTGCAATGTTGCTTTTGCGTTAGCGATAGCGCCAGCTCTTAATGCTTTTGCATCAGCGATTGCCTGTGTGTACAAGTTTTCTTGCATTTTAATAATTGTTTGTTTGATTCCGATTGCTTATTGAGATTGAAGCAATATGTGTATTTTATACGAGTAGCGTTACATTGTAGATTTGTGGTAACGCATATACGAATAAATATAGACTTTTTTTGTAAAACGTAAGTTTACTAAAAAAATATTTAATTTATGCAACAAATACCGCTAACAGAACATATGATATCAGAGATCATTCTATTTGCTCGACTATATTTGTCTTCTAGTTTTATGTTTCTATCGTAAGACTCTTGTAAACCTCGATTATTTACTGGTTTCATGTAAGCTCCATAAGTTGAAGGTGTAGAAACAAAGTCCCAGCATATTAGGTCAAGATCGTCTTCAACTTTAACAATACCTTCTCCAATTGGAGAAACTGATCCCATAGCTCTAGATGAGATCCCAACAGTTATATTATTTTCAAATAGTTGTCTTAATATATTCCCAGATGGAGTTGGTAATATTTCTATTTTACCGTAAAGATCTTTTCCTTGCCACCAAAGTTCTAATATGTTGTGACTAACGTTTTTTAAATTAATTACAGAAGTATCTGGATGATCTAATTCTCCTAGAGCTCTATTTTCAGTAATTGGACCAGCGATATATTTTTCTACTTGTTTTTCTAATATTTCGTACGGATAAATTCTTTTATTCGCGTTTGGTTTATCGCTAGCCTGTACTTGACCAACAACTACCATGTTGCCATGTATATTTTTTCTTCCTTCTGATAAATTAGATATAGGAAGAAATAATGAATGCTCTATTAATAGTTGTTTCATAATTAATTTACTGAAATTACTTTAGCTGAATTAGCACCTGATTTTTTATATTTTTCTAATGCTTTTTCTCCTTGGCCTGATGGAACAGTCGCTAAAGTCACTGGGTTTCCAGATTCTCTATCATCTGCTTGTACAACATCTTCGGATTCTTTTTTAATTTTTTTCTTACCCTCTTTTAAATTATTATTTTTAGAAATTTCTTTTAGTTTCTTAAAAACTTCTTTCATTTTATCTTCCTTTCTAATAGATGTTGCACCAACATTAGGAAGTTTACCAAAAACTCTATCTCTATACTCTTTATCATTCTCAGGAGTTTCTTTGCTTTTTATTGGAGATAATCCATCTAGACTAATTCCAGAATAAAACATTCCACCTTCAGAAGATTTTATTAATGCTTGAACTTTTCCATATTGATCCTTTTTGAATCCTCCGATAGTTACTTTTTTACCTCTATCATCTAATACTTCTTGGCCAGTTGTAAAACTATTACCTTCACTATTTTTTACTGGTTCTGTAATTATATCTTTTTGAACTTCATCTCTTCCTCCAAGTTGATGTTCTATTACATTTACTTGTCTTGTAATTTCTATAGGCTGTCCTTGTTCATCTGTGACCTCTAATTCTAAATGTAAAGTGCCGCCTTTAATATCTTTTATTGTGCCAGATTCACAACCAAAAGCTTTTCTATCTGTATCTGGTAAAGGTACTAATTGACCTATTCCAAATTTATGATGAGTGTCCTCGTTTAACTTAACTTTTTTTTTAAAAATGCCACCAAATAAGCTTTCAACTATCTTTTCTTTTTTAGTTTCTGGCATTACTTCAGCAATACCTTTTGCTTTTTTGGCATGATAAGTTAATTCTTTAACGCCTTTTGGTTTTCCTTTTTTATTTTCAGTTTTAGGAGCATGTTGAGCTTTATGAGTTTCTTGCCCTTTAATCTTTCTCATCTGATTCTTATCATCACGAGTATTTTCTTTTTTAAGAGGTACCATTTTAAGTGATTCATCTTCTTTCTCGATCTGTTTTGAATTCATAAACTCGGTTTCTCTATATGCCATTGGATCAGAAGCCATTTTTTTAGCTACTTTAGATCTAAGTTTAATATAAGTAGACTCATCAAATGGCTTATCACCCCATTTATTTAGTTCAAATTCCATTGCTCTTTTAAATCTATAAGGATTTAATCGATCTATAGTAGCAGTAATTTCTTGATTTTCTTTTGACCACTCTTTAATAATACCTTTATTTTTAAGAACTTGTTCAGTATCTTTAAAAGACATTAAATTAGTGATAAAAGGTAAATTAATATCTCTACGTACTTCGTATAAGAACTTAGATTCAGTTATTTTACCCTCTTTTAATTGTTTGTATAGATCTATGGTTGTCATATTCAATAAATATTCAGTTATCTTCCTTGACCTTTATAGGCTTTTGGTCTAGGAGAATGTTTGTTGAAAGATTTTTTTGCTTTACCTATTTTTTTCTTTCCGAAACTTTTTTTTGTGCCATCTGAGATTGCCATTAACTTAATTTTTTAATTTGTTTATATGCTTCCGCAATTTTTGTTTTTAATTTTTCTATCGTTTTTTTAGTATGACTTTTTGCTTCATGCATACCAGAATTTTGATAAGGAAATTCTTCTTTGAGTCTTTTTGAATACTCTAATATTTTATTAACCTCATCTATTTTCTTTCTAACTAACTTAATAGCTTCATGAAATTGTTGAGATTCATTTCTTGTCTTTGTTTGTTTTTTAAAACTAGAATAAGATTCATTTAATGATCCTTCTTTCCATAGATCTTTATAAATAAATCCGCCTTTAGTTGGTCTATTTGGAATTTTAGGAGCATTTTTCCAACCTGTAATATCTTTAGATTCTTTTTTAACTTTCTTTTGATAAGGTCCAGCGTATTTCTTTTTTGGAACATCTAATCCAGGTAAATATGCTTGACTCGCTGATGTAGTAGATCCACCCAAATCCTCTTCTAACTCTTCCTCTCTAAGTTTTTGAGTAGCAAATTGAACTGAAAATGTTTTTTCTGGGGATTTTTTTTTCATTTAGTTAATTGATTTTAGTTCATCAATTAAATCGTAGTACTGTAAAATTCCTGCGATAGTTTCATCTTTTACTCCGATATTTTCTTTTATTGGAGTAATTAATTTAATTACTTCTGTAAGTTTTATTTTTACTACCGGACTTTCTACTTTATTTGAGAGAGATACCAATTCTTTTTTTATTGAGGTTAATCTTTTATTTAAAGATTCTTTTAAAGTTTGAGTATCTGAAATGCTCTCTATATATTCTTTTAAAACTGCTTTTTGTTTTGTTGAAAGAGTTCCATATTTTTGATTAAATTTTTCTACCAATATTTTATAGGTCATTAATCTAATTTCTTTGTCTTCTTTCATTAATTCATCCACTAAAGAAGAAGGAACTTTTTTATCTTTTATGTTATCTTTGCTAATCCTTTCTAAAAGATTAATTTTATTAGCAATAATTTGTTTTGTATCAGATTGTTCACTATGATTAGATTCAAATATTGTATAGGCAGATGCATAAAATTTATAATGATCTACTTTTGCTTTAAAGAAATCATTTAAATCATAATGTTTTTTAATTTCTTTAATTAAATTGTATTTTAATCTATTTAAAGACTGATAATCAATTTTTTTATGTTGATCTATTACAGTGGATATTAACACTTCTGCTTTAGATTCATTCAATTTTTTACTAGTTGCTAGAGTATTATACAAATTATATTCTTTACCAAGATCTGTATTGGTAAAGTATTTTTTGAGTATTTTAACTGCTTTAGAATCTTTATTTTCTAAAAGATCAGCTGTTGTCTGTCTAACTAGTAATTCAAAAAGAATTCCAGTATTACGGTATTTGCTATGTTTTACGGGCATAATGTGTGTAAATCGGCTACCAATAAATATGCTATTATTTTTATCAGTCTTCTAGTATATTATCTTCATCTAATGTACTAGATTCAAATAAAGTTGTCTTTCTACTTGGAAACATTTTTTGTAAAGAACTTCTATGTTGTAAATATAAATTCATAGTATCCCTACTTTCTAAATTTAAAGGACCACCCTTAAATTTTGGTTTAAAACTATCTTCTCCAGTCTCTGCATTAGCTTTTAAATCATAAGATCCAAGTCTATCTCTTCCAAATGGAGAATCATCTGTTTTATAAGTAGATTTATATTTTTGAGGTCTTCCAGATATTTTAGTAGGTCTATTTGGATCATTTTCATCGTATCCTGATGGAACATCTAAATTACCATCTCCTTTACCGCCATATAAACTTGCTAATTGATGTGGAGTTCCAAATGCTTGACCGGTTTCTGCTGGATCATTTCCCTCTTCTTGAATTTGATTATATCTAAATACTCTTTTTTGATCTTCAATAATCATATCTTCCATTTCTGCAAATTCATCTTCTGACACTTTTAGGATATTTTTCCACATGTAATCCCTTGGTAAACTCTTAGCTTCCATAGCTTGATTCATTAAATCAACTTTTTCCTTCAACATCGCAACCCTTTCTTGATCATATATGATAGAAGGTCCAGTTAAACTTAACTGAAAATTAGCTACTGATTCATCTGTATAACCATTTGCATATAAATGAACTAATGCGATTTTTTTAAGTTCTGATACAATTATTCTTTGAATTCTTTCTATTGTTCTTGCAAAACGAATATCTTCTGCTGCTAAAGTGGCTTTACCAGTTAGATCTTTTTCATATCCCATGAAAGCTTTAGGTATTTTAAGAGCAGCAAACACTTTTTCTCTAAAGTATTGTACGTCTTCAATACCATTATAAGTTAATCCAGGTATTGTTTCTATTTTAGTAGAATCTTCATTTCCTCTTCTTGGAACAAAATAATCTTCTAACATGTTTTGTACATTGTACTTCATGTTATAATCACCAGTATTAGGATCAACAAGAGGAGTTTTTTTCATCTTGTTCATCATTCTTTGCATATAGTTTTCAACCTCAGCAGGTGGGATAGCTCCCACATTAACATAATATGCTCTTTTATCAGGTGCTCTTACAATCCTATGAATAAGCATTGCGTCTTCTATAAGAGTATATTGTTTAAATAATTTTCTTGCGTTTTCTAAATAAGATTTTCCATATGGTAAATAATTTACATCTCCAGTAAATCTAAAGTGAGCCATTTCATAATTATCGAACCAAACTCCAACGTCTTGATTATTATATGCTGATGAATAACCCGTAGTAGATCCTAGTGCAGCATTAGGATCAAATTTAAATCTTACTTCATTTGGATTATGCGGATTAAAACCTTCTTGTCTAACAATATTATAAGCAGAAAAAGGAATTACATTATAAATTCCAAATTTTTCAGATATTTCTAATTTTAAATAAAAATCTCCATATTTACAAAAATTTCTTACCCACCCCCAAAGATTAAATTCTATATTAAGTATAGAATAAAATAATTGTTCTAGTATATTTTGAATATTTTCATCAGCAGATCTAATCTGTAATAAAATTCCATTTTCATCTTTTAACGTACACTCATCAGCTATAATATCTAATGCTGAAGATATGATTGCATCTGTATCCATTGAATCATAATCAGCGTATATTTGTACACGGGCTGATTGATAATTTTGTGCTAAATTTAAATTGACTCCATAAGCAGTAGAAGTCGTATATACTTTATGAAAGCGATCAATTAATGAGTTAGTTTGTATAACACCATTAGCTTGAATATTATCAGGATCCATTACTGTGATTCCAGTTCCGCCTTTAGTTCCAGTATTTCTAATAATCACATCAGTAGAAAATAATCTTCTAAGTGATGCGAATAAATTATCTTTTTTTATTTCAGGTTGTGCCATAATTATTTAGTTATATAAGCCAAGTTAAATCTTGTTGATAATCTCCTCCTGGTGCTGATATTTTCATACTCCAAGGATTTTGAGCATTATAATTATTTGCTGCATAAAATCCTAAATCAGCAGAACTTTTACCAACATTAGTTATTGCAGCAATAGTTAAACTATCAGCTGTTTTTTTGTATCGTACTGATGTCTCTCTTAAAAACATTGCAATCGCAAATGCCATTACTAGATCATCATTATATCCTTGCATGGCTTGTTGCTTACCATTTTTCCAAATAAACACTCTTAATTCGTCTAATAATCTTATTGATCTAATTGTCACATGTTTATTTTCTATATAGTCTCTCATTTTTTCAATAACATTTAATCTAATTTTAGTTGCCATTGTAAATCCTGGTACTAATGTATGATTTCCATTATGAACTGAAAGATAGGTTTGAAAATCAGCGCTATTGTCAGCTCTGTGACTGTAGTGCATGTTAGTATATCCACTTTCTAATACAGATTGAATTACATCCCATCCTATATTAGCGTTTTCTATCACTAATAATGCACGATTATATTTTGTGGCTATAGATATTAATTCATTTGCAAAATATCTAGTATCTATTTGAGCTTTGTATTCTGCTACTTGCGTTAAAGTATCTACATCAATTACATGATACGCAGAATAATCCATCCCGTCTCCTCTGGCGACGTCTGCTACAACCATATAGTATTTCATAGGATCAGGAACTTCCCACACCCAGAGAGCTCTATCTAACACCCCAATATCAATTGGTTCTTTAATCATGTTCTCTGAATACCAATTTAAAATTTCTGGTTCAATCACTGTATTACCTGAAGTAGCGAAGTCGCAATTATGGGAAACTATATCATTTGAATAAAAAATGCTTTCATTATTCACATTTACTAGATCATACAAAAATATTTCCCCGCTTTCTAAAGTTTTGCTTAAAACAACTACTTTGCTATTATTTTTGCCATCTAAAAAAGATCCAATCTCTAAATCATACACAAAAACTTCAATTCCATCTCTAATAAACTTATGATTAGTAGAACACTTAATACTTTTTCCGTTAGAAAATACAATATTATAGTACGCGTCTTTTTTTAATGCCCTTATAGCAGAGAAAGATTGAAATCCTGATGGCGTTAGTACTTTGTATTTACTATTTTTTACGAGTTCTATCATATCTTTATTCTATAAAATTTACAGTCAAGAAAAGACTCTATTTCTTTTTGCCTGCGTATATCAGACTTTCTTAAATTTCCCATTGAATCATAATGATGGAGCTCATCTATTTCTAGTACTATATTATTTTCATGATCATAAGCGTCTAAAAAATATCCTAATTCTTTAATAAAATACTCCCCTCCATTTTCAGCATGAGAAAAATTATAATTATTTTCAATACCAAAGTTTTCTATTAATGATATAGATTTTTTATTATAGCGCGGAACAATTTGACCTTTTCCATCATGAATATATTTTAAAGTAGATATTCTCATTTTTAATTTAGTAGCATCTGTGTGTTTTCTATTAGTCTGAGTTTTATGATACTCAGGACACTTTCTGCAGTATTTATGCCATGTTATTGAATTTCCACAATTACACTTCAATAAAGAAAAGTTTTTATCATACTCAGCTATAAATTTAACTCTTTTAGAAAACGAAATATAGTATTGTATAGATGCTTCCGATATTTTGTTTTTAAATCTGGCAACAAAAAAAACTTCTAAATCTTTAGTGTGTTCATAGATTGACTTGTATAATATCATATCGGCTTTTATAAGACTTCTATTTTTGCCTTTTCCATATAATGACTTATAAAAATCGTCTCTCAGTAATAATTCTCTAGTAGCGCTATAATCATATGTATCTTTTATGCTATCAATAGCGTTATTAGATTTTTCCCAAGATATTTTTACTCTATCTGCAATCGCATTCATGTTAATAAATATTCCACATAATCACTAATTAGAATGTATGTCTGAATATAGATCATGTAAAGATATAATTTTTATCTCTTTAGTCAATTCATCTAAAACACATATTTCAGAATCTCCAGCGATGCAATCACACTCTTGTGCTGCGTTTCTTACGCCTAAATCGATATCTTGTTGCTTTCTCCACTCAATGTCTCTTTCAGGATGTACTGTCCAAGGTAAAGATATAGGTAAAAATGCGTTTTCTTGTTTTTGTGCTTTTGAGTATGTTGCATGAAACCAGTTACCAACACCATTTGGAGTCGATAAAGCTATACACCCTCCTCCGGTAGCTAAGGTCATCTTAGCAGCTGTGTAAATTGTTTCAATATTATCAATGAATGCGGCCTCATCTATTACTAGTAATGATACAGCTTCAGAACGACCAGCGTCACCTGCTGCAGATACTGCTTTAATTTGAGAACCGTTACTTAAACTAAGACTAAGTTGATTATTTGAAGTAGATTTGGCTATTTTTTTCATCCAATCAGGTAAATTATTGTAAGCAAATCTTACTTTAGTTACCATGTTTTTTGCAGTTTCCTGCTTAGTCGCAATTACAAGAACGTTTTTATCCCTTTGAAACATCATTAACCATAAAGAATAAGCAGAAACTAGTGTAGATATTCCTAATTGTCTTGACTTATTAATAATCGAATCAGAATGTTTTTGAAATAATTTCAGTACTTGTTCTTGAAAAGGATAGAGATCGAACATTTGTCGACCTCTTTGAGGATGTTGAATCATATAAAATTTCTTCATGAAATACACTGGGTCTGTAGCGCATTTCAAGTATTCATCTTTTATACGTTCTTTTATATCTATATTATCATTCTTAATTTGCATATTTAAAA